ATCCTGCATAAAGCTGCGTTACTACCCACCGACCACAATCAGAGGTGCATGCGTTGCCGTTTCTGTGGTTCCAGTGCCAGTTCATCGCACCACCCTCCCCACGCGCTCCACGATATGTCTCAGTGCCGACTCCTCCAGGTTATGCAAGGGCAGCATCTTCTGTTCAAGGATGGTCCGCAGTGCGCTGAGTGCCAGACGTTCGCGTTCTACCGCGTCCATTGGGGATTGATAAAGGGCCTGCCATGCTGGGGATGTTGGCCGGCTCATGCGTCCACCCCCAGCGCATACAATCCTACGGCCACGAGAAGGACCACTTTGCGGGCGTCTTGCAGGCTCGCCAGTGCGTTATCTATCTCGGCTGCTGTCCATGTGACACCAAGGATTCCAAATAGCTCTGAGAGCGATTTAGGGCCACTGCTGAGCGTTTGCAGGATTAGGTGCTCGATCTCGGTCATCGCACGACCTCGTAACAGCCAATGGCCAAGGAGTATCGAATCAGCTTCTGTTTTTCGAGTGACAGCATCGCCAGGTTAAACTCCACGCGGTCCGCAAACGATGGGGACAGTTCGCGCCACGTCTTTGGGGTTTCGGTCAGGATGGCGATGATCTTGGATTCTGTGGTGGTCATGCCAATACACTCCATGAGACAATAAGAGCTCCACCTTCAAACGGCAAGCCGCGCTTGATGTGAATGTGCATTATTCTTCCCAACCATCAATCATGCGTGCCATTTGTGATTTCAACTTTTTGTATGAACTTGAGTCAATCACAATTAGCTTAACGTTGGGATGATATTTAGCCATTCTTTTAATTTTAGTTATGCTCCGGTCATCCATCCACCCCTTTACCTCATGGAATACAACCAATCCATTAGCTTCGATAACTCGGAAATCTGGAAGATAGCTCATGCACCCGCGCTTGATTCCTTCAAACCAGAAGGTTTCAGGCTCATGCTCCCATTCTGAGATATGGCCGCCACACTTAAGCCATTCCAGATACCGCGCATAATTTGCTTCCCATCGACTTCGGAAATATTTTCTTTTTCCGCCTATTTCTCTCCACCCAGATTTCCAACTTGCGCCTTCTCGATTAATTGGGTTTGAGTTTTGTCCATTGATTGATGATCTCATGCAGTAACCCTCGTATTCTTCTGTACTCATATTTTCCCATCTCATCTTACCTGAAGATGACATTTTGTCTTTGCTGGCGTCCGAGTGTTTAATCCCAAGCATGCCTCTTGGATGAGGGTTATTCGAGTGCCATGTTTTTAGTGCGACGCTTATTTTTCCCCGCTGAGCAGGAGTTGGAGGCAATATTTTCCCTTCGTCGATTAGCTTGCGCATCACCAAAGATTGATCGTGCCGCTTTCTGCCAGTCAGCCGCTTGCTGTGGTCAGCCCTGCTCTGAAGCATCTCTTCCGAAGCGGAAGTAACCTTTATTTTCAAAAGGGAGGCTTTACAGACGACTTGGCGGACTGACCTAAATCCCAGATTTTCAACGCACCACGATGGACCCATGGTCGGATAAAATTCCTTGAGCAGCGAAATTCGCTCTTCCGTCCAAAATATATTTTGCGGGTTAGACATATTGATGGCGCCTTCAAGCTGCCTTCAAGGGGATGGTGTGCCAGCCAGTGAAGGAGCTGGAGTTCAGGGTATCCCCCTAGGCACATTGAGAAGATTAGTATAATCCAGCCAAAAAATCAATCAGCATTATATTAATCATTTTCTAATATTCTCCTGTCAAAATGGGGCCACAAATTTCGCCAGCTACATTGGGGGACACGGGGACACCCCCTATAGGGGTGTGTCCCCTTGTGTCCCCCTTTAATGTGCTTTTTGCACCGTATTGGGGGACAGACACAAAAGGGGGACTGTCCCCCGCTTGTCCCCTCATTATCTGTATAAATTGATATGACCATATAAATAATATCTATGATCTCAAGAGTAACGCGGATGCCTCAACCTCATTTGTGACTGCCCACCCATTTTCTTTCGGTGAGATAATCTCAGCCGCGATGAGCATGCCGATCATTCGGCCAGGTTCACTCGGCTTTAGGTACGTTTTTACCGTTGCCTCACTCAGCCCCTCGTTAAGGACGAGGAACCTCTGTAATGCCGACCGGCTGACATAGGGGAGGCATTCACGTTTTTCGCACGCAGAATCGAACCACGCCCGTTCAAACGTCTTGAGGTGCTTTCGCCATGGGGATTCTTTAATTGCCGCCGACGGTGCTTCTGATATTTCCAGAACGGCACTCGTGACAGGTTCGCCATCTTCATCCACCCACCCAGATATGGGAACGCTTTTGAGTGTGGCATAGATAGGTTTGGCTTCTTCGGTATCCTTCATTTTTCGCTGAATGATCTCTATGGGGCGTCCATCTTTGCCGGGTACGATACTGGTCTCCCCGTCGAGCGCCCCTTTCCATGCACTGGACCCGCGTGCGCGGTGCTGTGCTTCATCGGAAACGCCTGTGTGATGTACCAGTAGCACTGTGCAGTTAAAATCGCGCATGAGTAAGCTGCATGCGTCCAGCATGGTTTTAGCATCCTGTGCTGAGTTTTCATCGCCATCCAGGAAGCGGTGAAGGGTATCCACAACAATCAAAGAAGGTGCAATATCCAGATCCCGGATACTGCTGGCCACTTTGGTATAGCCCGGTCCCGTGTTCAGGTTGCATCCTGCACGAGACAACCACATGGATAGTTTCCCCGCTTCTGGATGGTCTTGCTTCCATGCCGCGATGCGTCCACGCAACCCATGATGGCCCTCACCGGCAAGATACACTACGCTCCCTGCCCGCACTTTGTTGTTATTCCAATGCGGCAATCCTGCGGCAACATGCAGGCACCAATCCAAAGCCACAAAGGTTTTTCCACCACCAGAGGGGCCATGGATCATCAAGAGGGCGTCGGACTGTATCCAGTGCTTAATCAACCAACGGATAGGGGCTGGATTGCTGCAAAATTCGTCTGCGGGGATGAGCCATTGATCTTTTACCGGATGAAGCAGCGCCAGCAAGTCGTGCCCCGCCAGCAAATAGTCGTTGGCGTCCATTTTGACGATAGGGATTTCCACCACTGCGCACCCGGTTTTCGCACTCGCTTGAGTGGCATAGTTCATGCCAACGCCATGCTCGTCGTTATCCGCTACGATGATGACGTTTTTTGCATCCTGGAAGGTCTGTGCGACAGCTGGAAGATTGCTGGCCGAGAATGCCACTATGCATGGCTGCCCGGTGGTTTCATGGATGGTGGCCGCAGTAGCGAAGCCCTCCGCGATATAGAGCGTATGGCAATCGTCCATAGTACCGACCATCCAGAACGCGCCTTTTGTGGGCGCCCCGGCATGATATAGCTTGTCACCGCCATGCTGGATATATTGGATGCTGGATAGAGCCCCGTAGGGGTCGTAAAGCGGCACCATGAGCCGACCATCACCGGTCACCCTTGCGCCGTGCGGCTGGATGCCTTTGCGTGCCAGATATGGATGGTCTAGTGTAGCTCCGGTGCCACCGGACCAGATGGCCTCAATAACGCCTTCTGTGGCCTCCTGTTCCCTGGCATGTGCCGCGTCCCTTGCTGCCTTGGCTTCGGACAATCTTCGCGAGTGGGCCATTTCCTCGGCTGTCGTGCGCACTCTGCCGATGTCCTCATGCCAGTTGATAGATATACCAGACCGCCAACACCCAAAGCTGCCAACGCTGCCACCCACGTCCTGATGGAAGATGTACCAACCCGGCTTGTCACTTTTGCCGGGTGCCCCCTTGGTGCCGCTGGAAAATCGGTGCAGGTTTCCATCCATGATGATGTCGGCGGGGAGGGTAACGATACCAGCCTTGAGCATGGCATCCTTAATCTGGACGTCTGGTGGGTCACGCTTTGGAGGTTCAGGAGGTGACCAATCCTTGCCGAGTATAGAGGTTATATCAGCCATGCGCCTGCTCCAGATACTTGGTCAATATAGCAATCGTCTCGTATCTGGAGTTTGTGCTCTTGCCATCCCTGATCTGCCGGATGGTGTTGACGTGCAGCCCGGTGGCTTTACTCACCATATCCAGGCGACGGTCTTTTAATGCGGATCGAATGGCTTCAGGAGTCATGATGCTGCCCTTTATAGTATAGGATAGATACAAATAACTGTTGACATACTACCCCATGCTGCCTATCATGGCAACACAGCAGCCGGATAAGCCGAACGCTGATGCAAGGAGAACGCTATGGCAGTGCAGCTTAGAAGTACCAAATCAGTTAACATGAATGGTGTTAAGGTGCTCGTTTATGGGCAGAGCGGCGCAGGCAAGACCACCCTAATCAAGACGCTTCCAAACCCTATCATCATATCAGCGGAAAGTGGTTTGCTCAGCCTCCAGGGTGAGGATATACCATTCATCGAAGTATCTGATATGGCATCTCTGGAAGAGGCCTATACCTGGATGACCGAGAGCGCGGAGGCGCAGCAGTTTCAATCTGTCGCCATCGACAGTTTGAGCGAGATCGGGGAAGTAGTCCTATCCGCCGAGAAGCGCAACTCCAAAGATCCACGTGCGGCATACGGGGAGATGGTCACGCAAGTAACCACTCTAATCAGATCCTTCCGGGACATGAACGGGAAGCATATCTATTTCTCGGCCAAGTGCGAAAAGCAGTCTGACGAAACCGGGAGGATTCTCTATAGCCCGTCAATGCCTGGTAAACAGCTTCCTCAGCAGCTTCCCTACCTCTTCGACGAGGTGCTGGCGCTACGAGTGGAGAAGGATGAAGAAGGCCACGCGCAACGGGCATTGATGTGCGACTCGGACGGTATATGGGCCGCAAAGGACCGAAGCGGCAAGCTCGATACCTGGATGGCTCCAGACTTGGGGGAGATCATCAAGATTATCGAAGGCGGTGCGAAATGATGAAAATGATGACTCGTAAAGAACTCATTGAGGGATGGTTGCACGCAAAGAAAGAAGAGCAGGATGCCGTTGAACGGCGCCGCCACATGGAAGACAGGCTGTTCGTAATGTCTCGCTTTACGCCAGATGTGGAAGGAACCCAGACGGATGAGACGGATGGATATCTTATCAAGGTCGTTGGGCGGATTGACCGGAAGGTCGATGTGGATAAGGTCACAGAGATTGCGGCTGAGCATGATTTGACGGCCATGTTGTCACAGCTTTTCCGCTGGAAGGCGGAGATCAATAAATCGGTATGGAACAGCGCCGATGCAGAGCTGGTTGCTCCATTACTGGACGCCATCACCTCAAAGCCGGGTCGTCCATCATTTACCATCACACAAAAGGAAATTTGAAATGGCTATTCTTAATCAAGAGTTTAACGTCAACGACTTGCCAGAAGGGCGCGGAGAATTTGAGCCTATTCCCGCTGGATGGTATTCCTCTACCATCACTGCTGCTGAGGTGAAATCTACCAAAGACGGAACTGGGGAATATATCGCGGTGCGCATGGACATTACCGGACCATCATTCGAGGGGCGCGTGGTGTTTGCCAACCTGAACATCAAGAACGCCAGCGCGAAAGCAGAAGAGATCGGGCGACAGCAACTGGGTGAAGTCATGCGCGCCATTGGGCTGTCCAAGGTGCGCGATACCGATCAACTGATTGGTGGAAACCTGGAAATCAAAGTCGCTATCCAGAAAAGTGTCGAGTATGGGGATAAAAACGAAGTCAAGGGATATAGGGCTTCTGCGGGCGCATCTCTAGGGGGGGTAAAGAAGGCTGCTATTGCGGAAAAAACCGGAGCACTCCCTTGGGCCAAAAAGTAAAATAAATAAGGCCCCAGCGATGGGGCCAATACAAGGAGAGCAGCATGGAGATTCCTGATCCATTAAATACCATACAGGCCCTCGTTGACAAGGGGCATGAGACCCGCGCGGAGCCGTCACGTTCACATCTTGGATGCTCTATGTTGGGCCATCCATGCGACCGATGGTTATGGCTGTCTTTTCATTGGGCCGTCATTGAGCCATTCCCTGGGCGCATCCTCCGCCTGTTCCGTCGCGGCCAGTTGGAAGAGCGCACCGTCATCCAGGACCTTGAATCCATCGGTATAGAGATAACTGGGACTCAGGACCGGGTAGACTTTGGTAATCATGTTTCTGGCTCCCTTGATGGCATTGCCACAGGCGTACCTGAGTCTCCAAAGACGCCCCACGTCCTGGAGATAAAAACCCACGGACTGAAGTCTTTTGATGATCTGGTTAAAAAATGGGTAGAGGCATCTAAGCCGCAGCACTATATACAGATGCAGGTTTACATGCTGGGTAAGCGTCTGGATCGCGCTCTGTATATGGCCATTTGCAAGAATGACGACCGGATATATACCGAGCGCGTCCGATTGGATAAGGTTATAGCGGAAAAGGCCGTAAAACGCGGGCATACTATTGTATCCGACCCAAGACTGCCTCCACCTTTGAGCACAGACCCCACCTGGTATGAGTGCAAATTCTGTGCGTCCCACGATTTTTGTCACAAAACAAAGTTGACCAAGGAAGTGAATTGCCGGACCTGTGCCCATTCTACCGCCATGCAGGACTCTACCTGGCGCTGCGAGCGCTTGGACGGGGATAATATCCCGGTAGAGTTTCAGCGCACAGGATGCGATGCACATGTACTTCATCCTGATCTGGTCCCATGGAAAATGCTGGATTCACCAGTCCAGTGGGACGCGCTTTATGAGATCGAAGGTAAGCCTGTCGCCAATGGTGAGCCTGATGTGTGTATCTTTGGGAGCAAAGAGATGCTGGCCAACCCAAAGGCCTGCGCACATGGCCAACACTCCATAGCTGAGTACCGGGAACACCTGGGCGCGCGGGTGGACGGATGAGCCTCAGAGACTATCAGCAGCGCACCATAGATGAACTGTACGCATGGTGGGGGAAGTACCCTGATGGTTATCCCTGTTGCGTCCTGCCGCCCGGCTCTGGCAAGTCCTGGATCATCGCCGGGTTATGCGCGGACATGCTGCAAAGTTGGCCGGATGTGCGCATCCTGATCCTCAGCCATGTCCGGGAGATCATTGAGCAGGACGCCGATAAAATGCGCATGGTCTGGCCCGGTGCGCCTATGGGCATCTACTCTGCAGGCTTGCGCAAAAAACAGCTTGGCGAGCCAATTACCATCGCCGCTATCCAGTCCGTCCGCGCCAAGGCGCACATGCTGGGACATACGGATTTAATCATTGTGGACGAATCACATCTCGTGGGTCACAAGGATGAAGGTGGGTATCGGACGCTCATTAATGATTTAGTGGCCATTAACCCCAATCTCCGCGTGATGGGCTTGACCGCCAGCCCATGGCGGCTTGGGCATGGGCTGATTACTGATGCTCCCGCCATATTCACGGGGCCGCTGATCGAGCCGGTGAGCATCGAGGAGCTGATGCACAAAGGCCACCTGTCTCCATTACGGAGCAAGCTGACCAATACGCGCCTAAGCACAGAGGGCGTGCATAAGCGTGGTGGTGATTTTATCGAATCCGAGTTGCAGGCCATGGTCAATACGCCCATGCAAAACGAGGGCGTCGTTCAAGAGGTTATCCGGCTGGGTCGTGATCGCCAGTCCTGGTTATTCTTTTGCGCTGGGGTGGAGCACGCCATGGCCATCCGCGACGTGCTCAGAGAAAACGGAATCACCGCTGAATGCGTGACCGGAGAGACGCCGAAAGGCGAGCGTGACCGGATACTGGCGGATTTTAAGGACAAGAAGATCCGCGCCGTTACAAATGCTAATGTACTGACTACGGGTACAGACATCCCAGACATTGACCTGATAGCATTAC